TAATGGGTGGCGTCACATTGACGTTGGGGTCAGGCCTAAACGGCGGAGGTGCAGGCGCTCGCGGCGACTCTTCTTCACCGTCATTGTATTGATTGTAGCGTGGCGTACGCGGACGTGTGCAGCCCCATGGCGGGCAGTTAGCAACTCTGCGGCAGTTTACCTCCATAAATGTGCGCAGGTCCTCGTGGCGTGAACAGTGCAGCACAGGGTTAGGATTAGGATCATTCTTGCCGTTTGTATTGCGGTGCGACAGCACACCAGCGAGCGTTCCGTCGATAAACACGCCGCAGCCGGAGTCACCACCGTTGATATATGGTGTCGTCTTGCATTTGAATGACCATCGTGGCATGCCGCCTGCGTTAGTCTCGCCTTGGTATACCACATCCCTGAACTTCGGGCCATGCCCGCCAGGGTATCCGCATGCAGTGACGCGTGCGCCGGTATGCTCCCACGTTTCAGCGATCGGAACACCATATAATACGTTCTTGCGGTCCGTGATAAACAGACTCAAGTCGTGCTTGCGGTCAACCGCGACCAGTTTAGCGCGGAACGCTGTCCCGTCAGGGTTATGCCACCAGCATGATTTGCCAATGTTACCAGCAACGCAGTGAGCGCACGAGACAATCAGTGCTTTGTCGTGCTCAATCAGAGGATCATAGACGACAGTCCCTGAGCAGCTGTTACCGTTCGCCATGTGCACTGACGCGAGTACGTCGTCAGCCGTGTCAGTTCCCTCGGCGCCAAACGCACCGACGGCCATTACGATTAGCATGACGACAGCCATTACATTGATTGCCAGTGAGCCGAATAGTCTCGTTCGCATGCGCGTGTACCTCTTACGATAGTTGTTGCGGTTATTGCGCAGCCGCTTCACCTCGTCTCTGAGTTCCTTGAGGTCGGATTTCAGAATATGAGCGATGGCTTCAGGTTCTGTGAGTGCGCGTTTCTTCTTCTTAGGTAGGGGACCAACGCCCGCTGCCTCGGCGGTGGATGGTGTCGCCGGATGTTGAGCAGTCGGGCGTTGGTCGGGCGGCGGGACAACTGGAATAGCTCGCTCAGTCATAACTACTACCTGTTAGTTGAGCACTAAGGTGCACTTGTAACGTGTCAGCGCAGATTGCGCGATGTCGTTTGGAGTCACCAGTGCGTCTTGCTTGTCGACTAACGGGTAACTACAGATGCGGAATGATCGCGCGATGTGCTGGGAGCAGATACCTGCACCCGTTGAAGACGATGCCTGTTTAACCAGTGACAACATCAATGCCTCTGGAATAATGTACCGCGAAAGCACTGCGATGTTCAGGATATTCAAAATGATGGACGACCACTTATACTCTTTGCCCAAATCGCCTACGAGGTGCTCGCGCAAGCATGTCAATTGAGCGAGGTTCGTCTCTACGCCATAAACGTGCACGTGCCCATTGCAGTCCTCGAGTATCTGCGACAGCGGACGTGCCGCACCACCAACACCTTCCTGATAACCCACGCACATCAAGCGGCCTGTGTCGTGCCACCACAGCGCAGCCTCGACGTGTGAAAAGTTGTACCCCGGTCCGCCTGTGTAGCGAGCGATTGCGCGACCCGCCCAAGACGTCGGGGTGTAGAGCAGCAAGTCGCTATGGCCGACGTGGCGCTCCCTGTAGTCGCTGTAGAACAACGGCTTGACGTACTGGCCTGGCGTGATTTCATCGCAAGGCGATGTGCAGTAGCGGTGATAGTGTGTTAGCGCGTCGGCCATCCCTAGCCCTCCACAAGGTCCTTGTCACCAAAGTCTTCGTCAGTCTGGTTTAGTGGGAGGTTCAGTTGTTTGCTGAACGCTTTCAAGTCGAGGTTGTCAAGTATATCGATGATGCCCTCAGGCGTTGCGAGGATTTGCGCGAATATCTCTTTCAAAAACGCTCGCGCAGGATCGCTCAACGGCGCCGGGCTGAGGAAGACGGTGTTCTCATACTCGACGCCGTAGTTCAAGCGCAGCAGTTGATTGACCGCATGCCAATTGATGTCCTGCACGAGCCCCGTATGGCGGAGTTCTATGTTCGTGACACCGAAGTCGCCGTGCGCTTCAGCTTCAGCCTTAGTACCGAACTGGCCCTCGAGCACTGAGCGCTCAGGCAAGCCGATTCCGCGGATGAACAACTTGTCGAGATAGCCCTGGCGATCGATGAACGCCGCGTTGACGCTTCCGCCATCAGTTATCAACTCAATCTTCCATGCGTCCCTGGCGTCATCGTCAAGCGACTCACTAAACTGCTCGACGTAGCGCGGCACTTTAATTGTAGAGGACGCCTCGAGCGCACTGAGTAGCTGATCGGCGATCAAGTCGTTGGCTGTGCGCACGCCGTTAAGCAGGCTATAGCCAATTGGATAGTGCACCACCCAGTTGCTACCCGCGACTTTCTTGTCGTATCGATTCGCGGCGGCGTTCACGTCAGTCCACTGATCGTAGGACGCCTCCAGATTCTTCATGTCAGGGTTACCGTACCAATCAGTTCCCTCGACGTTAATACTGAAGAGCAACGAGTCGCCGAGACTGAGGTCGGTGTAGCTGCCGTCACCTCGGTCATTGCGCAGACCGTCGAACGCGCCTGTATCGCTACGCACTAGGATGTCAGTGAGGTCTTGCAGCAATGGCTTGAACTTGCTGATGACAATCTTCTTATCGGCATTGACCATGAACACTTTCTCAAATGGCTGCCAGCCAAAATCGATAGTACCAAGCATGGCGGTCTCGAGCAAGCGCAAACGTGCAGGGATAAACACGTCCTCGATTAAATCCTTGGCGCCGTCGGGCGCTTCAGGTGTCGTCTCAACCGACCACGCCGCCGCTAGCGCGGGAGCGATGATCATTTTACGCGCTAGGGCGATCGTCGGTTGTAAGCGCATGGCCCGCACTTTTGTGTGCCACGATGTAGTCCGCGTCTTGGCTAGCTCGCGACCGAAGTTTGTGCGGTAGCCAACGGTCTGCGGTGCTGTTTGTTCCGGCATTGCGGTCTCACTAGCTGTTTATTGAGATATTCGGTTCGGCATGCGGCACAAAGCGAATGGGCCATACTCGATGAATCACATATCCGAGCGCATCTGTAATGTGGCCGATGTCGCCATGGTCGTCGGGCTCCCGCGTACCTTCCTTATAGGCTCTGTACCGAATATCAGCGAGCAAGTTCGTGCACCTTGGATGCACTAGAAGATTGCGCGCTCCCTGTGCGTTGCACATTAACCGGTTGCATGCAGCAAAGCGATCAGTGATGCGTGGATTAGCCTTGGGGTAGAAGATGCGCGCACCCTTAAAGCGATCATCACCGCGGATTTGAATATAGTCGCTGCTCGACGCGCTAGTCTTCCGTGCACGTGAACTCGCGTCACCGAAGAACTCCCACCCAGCCGCGTGCGTCCCGTACTTCGCGTTCAGGTAGTCAAGCGTCGCCTGAGTATTGGTGTTGCGCAGCCACACCTCGTCGAAGACACGCAAGCCGTCCTTCGATCGGTGCCCGAGCACCCAGCACATTGGGTCGACGTTAAAGTCCGAGCCCACACAGATAGTCCTGTTGCGCTCGTATTCGGCCTGTGTGGAGACGTTATCCTCACTGAAGGCATAGAAGATGCCACCACCAACGTCTTGCCACGTGGCTCCGTATTGCTCCTCGTAGTCACGCGCGTCGAGGTTGTTCTGGGCCCACTCTAATTGCGACGGTGTGAGGATGTCGCTGCTTGGCCACGTGAGGGACATGATGCCACCCACACCGTGCTCGTCGCCCTTGTCGTAGAAGTCTTTGAACTCAGGCGCGCCGATGCCATATCGCTTAGGGACGCCGATGCGCCAGCACCCACCGTTCCTATGCTCGAGTGCAGGGACGACGCTACGCGCGAACGCACCAGGGCGCACGTCTGACGATTCATCGATGACACCGAAGTCCCACTGCACGCCTTCAATCCGCGCGGGTTTGTCCATACCGACGACGTAGAGCTTACTGCCGAATATCGTCGTGATGCACAACTCTGAGCGGTTAGGATCACCCTTAATCCAATGCGGTGGGATCAGCTGTAGTAGTTTGTCCCATGCAACGCGCTTAGCCTGAGCGACTGTGGGAAGCGCATAGAAGTAGAGCGGGTCTTGCCACTGCTTACGGACGGGCAGCATGCGCACGACACGCCGCCGCGCGAGTTCCGTCTTGCCTGATCCTCGACCACACGCGAGATTGACGAAGCGAGCATTGCTCCGCCAGGCGCGCGCTTGCAGTGGATGATGTCGCAGGTCTGTCCAAGCCTTAGTTAGCACGGTGCAGGCTCTCCGAACAAAACGTCCCATAGCCGAGGCTGTAGGCCTAGGCCAAGCCAATAGTCACTGATGGCTATTGTAATCATCGCGCCTACGCACAGGCCCATAATGAACCAATATAGCTCTTTGTCTGTCATCGTCGCATCCTTGTATCGGTGCCCTGACAGCGCGCCACTCGCATACGTCTCCAAAGGTGCCTAGTATGCTGGAATGGTCCGCGACGCGCCGCCTTTACGGGCTCGGTCCACGAGTGGATTTAATCCGGCAAAAGCGAACTTCGCAGCGTAGCGAAGAAATTCGGATTTGACGTATTCAATCCACTCGCCGAGAGAGGCGAAGCCGAACGAGGCATCGCCAATTGACGGGGTAACCCCGCCTGGTTTCATTGTATGAGTGCGTTGAACAGTTGGCCTAGCGCGTATCCGCATTCAGCCACCATGAGTATCGTCTTTAGCATCACTTTTCTCCTCGCGCCATAAGTGTACTGCACAGGTCATAAATCGCCACACCGCCGGTATGACGTCAACCACAAGTATCAACGCCACCACGCCGGCGATTAGCGGTAGCATTGCTCTGATCGTCTCTAAGGCGCGCCACTCTTCATATGGGCTCATTCGAGGTCCTTTGGGTCTGCTAGTGCTCGAGTGATTTTGAAGAGGTCCACGCGCGCTCTGTGTATCCCACGCACGACGTTACCTTTAGCCAGGTCAAACATCGCGGCAATCACCGGCGTCTTCAAGCCGAGGCTCTCGTACAGCACGAGCATAGCGACGTTGCGCAGTTTGATCTTGTTTGTCTTCGCGTAGTTCTCAATGACCCACTCCCAATCCATACGCTTGGCGTAGTCTGCGTGCAGGCCATGGTGAATCTTCTTGCCTGCGCTCAGCGACTCGTTGGTCTCTATGTTATAGCCGTATCCTTTGGCTGTGGGCTCGCCACGCGCGTTGTCACGCACTTCGCCCTCGTTGATGATACTCATTATCCCTCCTTGGCTAAGATGATTCCCTCCGCTGTATGCGCGACGGCATGCGTCATCGGCAGTTCGTCGTCTTCTGCCCAAGCGTCAAACTGTGCGATCGCGTCGTGCTCTTGGCCCGGCTTATACAACGCCAAGTACGTATGACCATGATGCTCAACCGCCGCAAACAACACCTCAGGCGCTCTCGCCATCGTCGTCTCCAGGTTCTTTGGGCACGGTCGCGTCCATATCCATCACGTCTTGGTCTGGCGTGATGTCGGTCCCTGTCGCTTCATTCGGCATACGTATATCTTCGCGTATGGCGCGCTCAAAGTCGAGCACGAGGTCGGGGTGCTTCTTGAACACTCTGTAGCTGATAAGAATGATCTGATCGATGATCGCCTTAAGTGAGTGAATGCTATACTTGTCTTTGCCCTGTGATTCAACGCGCGCTGCAGCCTCACACATTTGCTGCACCTGCTGTAGAGCGGAGACCATGAGGCTTGATGCGAACTGCTTTAGCTCGTCGGCTTTCTCTTTGGTAACCGTGTCCGTCTTCTCATCAAGCTTAAGCGCGCCCTCATAGAGCTTCACCGCCTCGCCCGCGCTCACGCGCATCAGCGCCAGTTCCTCAAAGAGGTTGAGCGCCTCGCGTGGGTCCTCGCCCATCACTTGCGAGACCTTGTCGCGCAGCGTCTCGCCCAACGTGTATTTGAATAGTCGCGGCAAATCCCTTACCTCTTTGCGGTGCTTATACCCGAGCCCTTTGCCATGAATCTGACAGAAGCGCTCGCCTTTTATTTTCCACTTACGACAGCGAACTCCGCAGCGCCTAATGCCCTCGCACTGAAAGCGTGGAGGCGGGACGCCGCGGAATTTGCCATAGCCGCACTCGTAGTCGTCGAGTTCTTCGTCATGCGGCTTGCGATCAGGGTGCCAGAACTTTGTGTAATCGGTACCCATCAGTTCAGCCGTTCAAGCACCTCGACAATTTGCTCGAGTGCCTCAATGTAATGGTTGCGCGCGGTGCCTTTAGCGCTGTAGCCAAGACGATGTGCGATTTCCTGAAACGTCAAACCTTCCCAATGATACAAGCGCACGATACGCTGATGGTATACATCCAGCCTGCTCAATAATACTTCTACCCACTCGCGCTCCGCGAGGTCAGCATTCTCTTCGGTCCGCACGTCGTGGCCGTCGGATAGCTGCACGTCGAATCTTGCTGCACGCGGTCTTCCTTGCGTCGCCATCCATTTGTGCGCGTACAATCGCATATTGATGAACATGTGCGTCTTGAGCGGAGCGCCACTCGGGTGGTCAGGGTCATAGGTATTATAGATGCTTTCCGCGCGGTCAATTACCACCGCGCTATAGAGGTCCTCTTCAAGATCAAGTCGTTGCTTCACTGCTCTTCTACACATGCGCCGCAGTTCAGCCTCATGCTGCACCACGAATTCCCACCAGGGCTCCATGCGCGTCAAATCCTTTCTCCGGGGACGTTAAAGCGTAGAGCAGGGCGCGCCAACGGTTGAGTGAAGTCCGTGGCGCGCCAAGCGCTACGCAGTTGCTTCCATTCGACGATAGTCAAACTAGGTCATGCGCTTGTCTTACCTGGCACGTCGCAAATTGCACGCGCGACAACCGACCCAGCCATCCTTAGCGACCCACTGCGCGACACTCACTTTGCGCACTAGGCAATGCGGACAAATCATGTCCTTAGGTAGTTTCTTCTTTAAGCGAGACGTCGTTGCGCGTCTGCACGCAAGGCACATCACTTTTCCCTTCTGCCGACCTCGCGGCACAAACCACTGCGAGGACGCGAGTTTTATCTCACCGCAGCGCGGGCATGTCCAGTTCTTTGGTATGCGCCGCAATCTCTGCTGATGCTTGTATTCGGCATCGGATATACTTTTCATAGGTATTCACAATTCCTGCACGAGGCTAAACTTTTCAAAAATGCGCGTTTTGCGCGCGGCTTCAAGTCGTCTGCTAGAAGTACGGATCAGATCCCGTCCATTTTTCCGTGATTTCGTAATGTAGGATGTGTCCTTTCTTTTCTCTCTTCCATTTTTGCCCTAATAGGGACATAAGGTTAACAATTACAAGTACTTATATACAAGCATTATATCATACAATAGAGCACTTGAAACAGTGAAACTACCTGGGCAGTAGACCGATTTTGAGAATACTTTTGGAAACCTCCTATTCTAAACTATTCAAGTGCAATGATTTCTCCCGGAGACGAGGGTACTTTGAGGTACAATGAGGGCAGACGACTTGAAGCCGCGCGCTTCGTGCGCTTACTCAATATCCCTTTCGTAGTTCAGAGTTTCCGCCTTATAAGGTTGTACGCGGCCCATCGAAATAGCGTGCGCGCGCATCAGCCCTAGCGTGTCCAGTAGGCCCTTACCCGTCCCGTCAAAGCGCATCAACAACTCACCTTGCGAATCCTCAATGCGGTCAGGCTCTCGCACGACGTACGCCGTCGTCGGCCATTTCAGCTCGTGCAGTTTAATGAATCGCGCTTGGATTCCTTTCAATTTAGTGCTAGGCCCCTTGAACTCAAGCCACCCGTTCCACACCGTGTGAATTATATAGCGGTCAGGGATGCCCGTCGTCTGGTACACACTACCTCCGTGCAGCGAAACCACTTGCGTGTTGCAGCGTCGCAGTTCCTCGCAGACGCGCTTCGTCCATTTAGTTTCAGTCATGTGCAGTAATCTCCGCTGCTTGGGTAAGCGCGTTTAGCATACCGCGCGAGTAAGAAAGCTCAACGGTGTTGTTGTCTTTCTTATTGATCAGAAATAGCTTATCGCCTATCAAGTAAACAGGCGAGCCGTTGGGCGCCTCCATCTCAATTCCCGCGTACAGCCAGGTAGGCTCCTCTTGGCCCTGCTGCATATACGCTACGACGTTTTGAAAAACAGTAACAGGCCAGGTGGCCGCTTGCTGCGCGGGATCATCCTTGATCTCCTGCACAGCGAGGTAGCCGATTATTCGGCGTTCGAGCATGCTATTCTTTCTCTAATTCACCGACAAATGAACAACGTGCGCGGCTGTCGAATAGCATACGACTAATCCGTGCCTTTAACGTCGGATTCTCCTTTAGCAGCACGCGCAGTTCGTACCGGAGCCTCGCAACCTCTCGCCGCATAAGCTGCTCCCGCAGGGTCTCTTCTGGTGTCGTTGGAGTCATAATTGACGGCATCCTTTAAATCATTGTATTGCTTGCGCGGCCCTTGATACACATCAAGCAACTCGCAAGCAGCGGTCAATACCATATTTAGCTGCTTTTCCGTGGCTTCCAGTTTGTCGACCAACGCACGCTCACGCGCGCCAGGCATATCAGACTCAAGTCCCGACAGCTTGACGGCCGCCGTCAATTCATCGTAGACACTTTCACCGATCCGATACTTAGTGACTACGTGCTGCACAGCCATGACCAGGTTACGCAGCCGTGCAGCCTTATCCCGCTCTTGGATCCGCTCGCGCCGCAATGCCTCACGGTATTGTAACAGTACCTGGACCATAAGCCACTCGAGCCCATGCTGCTCAACGTCGCGGTCCGTTAAGGCGACGCCGTCTTGCGAGCGGTGATACCAGTTGACGAGCAACGTCGCACGCACGCTATCGCACTGCGGGCAGGTGGGCATGACTTGGTGGTCGCGCGCCTTCAGCAGTTCTACGGTGTTGTATAGTGTCTGAAGCAGTTCCACATCCGTCGGCACGGGGTCGCCGCTGGGTGCGTCTGGCATATGTCTGATAAAGAAATGTGAATTCATTTGGAGTCTTTCTGTATTAGAGTCTGTTGCAGATGTCAAAGAACACAGGTCGCTGACGCGACGCTCGTCAACGGGAGCCGCATACGTCGCAGCTATATGAGCACGCCATACTTTTCCTCCAGTTCTTTTAGCGCGCTTGACGTTCCAGCTAGACATGCAGGTTTTCCCAATGGTCGAGGTCATCGGTGGTGGTCTTCTTGCCGCCGTACAGCATAAGCGGGCAAATCTTCTCGATGATCCGTGCAACGTCCGTGAAGACGCGGCGGATTTCCCACTCAGCAGCGGGATTGGTGCGCATCTGAATGAGGTGACGCAAAGCGCGGATATTCACGCTCCAGCCAATCTCATTGTCAGCGCCAGACGGCATGGCCCTGCGTAGCGTGGAGGTCCAGCGCTTCTTCTCGGCCATCGGCATACTGTCGACGCCTAAATCGTCACGAGCGTCTTGGACAAGCATCTTAGTGTCCTCCAGGTGCTGCTCATACCTCGCCACAAGCCAGTCGGGTGCGTCAGGC